TCATTGGACGGTGTGAGATCCTTTAATTCCAAATCGTTATACATTATATTGTTTATCCTACTAACAGAGAGTGGGAAGTCTGACCATCTGTACTGAGTGGGTAAATCTTTTTCTTCATTGTCGCCCCAACATAATCGTTCTGGGATATTAAACAACTCTGAACACAGCTGCTTAAGGGGGTCTGCGAATGCATAAATTTTAGATGTCATGCCTGAGGAGACAATCGTTGTATTTATAAATTCACAAGAGGTGGTTTTGCCACTTTGAGCCTTTCCTGTTAATATAATTATTTTACTATTCATTGGGTAGTGCGCTCCATTCTATTAATTTTGGTTTTATATATTCCATATATTGTTTGTCGGTTATATCGCCAGGATCACAGTCGACAACTCCAGTTAAATTCTTAAATTTAAATTCATCGCTTCCTTTTTCTTTAGCGTTTTCGAAAGCAGATTTACCAGAAGCGTCACTGTCAAAAAAAGCAATAAGGTTAATGCACCCGGAGTCTTTCAAGACTTTTAATTGGTGCTTGCTTATGTTTACGCCAAGACAGGCAACGCAGTTTTTTACACCAAGCTCCCAAAGTCTCCATAAATCAAACGCACCTTCAACTACTACAGCCGCGTTTGTTTTAAATATAAACTCTTTGGCCTTGTCTATGTTATACAATTCCAGGGTTTTTTTAAATGTTCGGGGATATATTTTCCACTTAGGGTATCCATGGGTGGGACAGTTAAAGCCCTTGCGGTGATATTGATTACAGCTATTGCATTTAGAAAAAGCAGACCTTCCGGTAAAGCCAACTATCTCCCCATTGATATTCCTTATAGGAATCATAATCCTTCTATCATAATCTTGTCCGGTATCACAAAGTCCAGCATTAAAAAATTCAGCTGTCTTTAAGCCAAAAGATCTTCCTTTTATCGAATCAAAATTATTACTCAAATTTAAAAGCTTATTCTCACCTATTATTTTATTGGGGTCGGGGGTGGTTATTATATTGCGTTCAGCTTCGACAGCTAGAGATACTATGTCTAACTTTTCCTGGTTAATAATAATATCTTCAAGCCAGCTTATAGCTTCTAGAAATGGCAGATCTTTCATGGCCATTACAAGGCCAACTATATCGTTGCCGTGTTGTTCATGGCACCTGTGGCTAAAACAAGACCATATATTTTTATTGGTGTTATAGCAAAAAGCATCTGGCCGATCTCCCCCGTGTACCGGACAGCTTTGTTGAACGCCGTTGGTGCTTATGTTTTCGAATCCTAGTCTTTGAAGGATTAAAACATCGACGGCAACCGCTGCATGCTTTATCTTTCTGACTCTGTCAGATTCGGAATCAGAATATAATGGCTTCTTCTTCATTGTTTTCATTAATTGGTTCCAGGGAGTTTAGTTCATCAAGAACTTCGTAATTAAATTTACCTTCAGAAAATCTACAGCAATCAAGATTTGATACAAGGTTTATGTATTCTGAACTTGCGTCCATACCTGCACCAAATCTGGTTTCAACTACAATTATTTTTCTATCGCCGTTTAAAAGTGAGTCACCGGCTGCAACGTCTTCATCTGTTTTTCTTTTGAGAAAGGTCAGGTTGGTACATAGCCATAAGATCCTGTCACTTGCAGACACAACGCCTGCATCCTCTCTGTTTATACCGTCTCTATTTAGCTGGACGGCGCTAAGAATAGGAACATCATATTTGACCGAGAAGTTATGTAGCTTAGTTACGATGTCTCCAAGGTGTTGGTATTCTTGATGTGATCCCAGCTCGTCCAAGTTCATTGTTTTTAAATAATCTAGCACTATAAGACAGTCGTTAATTCTTCCGTTCTCGTCTCTTCCAACAACCGTGTTAACCCATCTTCTCATAAGGGAGAAATATTCTTGTGGTGTTTTGCCTGATATATTTACGTGGTCGAATCTCTTTCCTTGTATTTCTTGCACAGCTTGTTCGACTGCATTTTTAAGGTTAGCTTTAGTTGAAAACTTTCCTGTTTCTACAAGGTCTTGGCTAACTCCAGAATTAAGAGATACCCATTTTACAGTTTGGGTTTCCTTTGTCATTTCTGTATCTAGGTATAATACAGGCACGCCTTGGTATACGACGTTCTTGGAAACATTTAGGCAGAAGGTGCTTTTACCAATCTTGGGCCTAGCACCAATAATATTTACTGATCCTCTTCTAAATCCTCCACCAATAGAGTTGTCATATCTTGGAAATCCAGACGGGATTCCGGGTATGTCTACGGGATTCTCGGCTAGGTGTTCTATATATTTTTGGGCAAACTCGCCAACGTCTGTTATAGAGTCCTCGTTTAATATATCTGGAATAAAATCAAGTACGGATTTTTCTGCACGAGATATAACATCTGAAAGCTTAGACTCAGAAGTTACTGTTTGAAGGTATTTGTCGAATCCAGAAAGGCGACTTTTGAATTTTCTTACAACGGACCAAAATCTAATGCTGTCTATAAAACCCTTGAGTTCATTTTCTGTCATGTCCTCATCACTAGAATCTTTAAGGTCACTTACATACTCGTTTGATATTAAACTTTGAAGGCCCAGTTTGTTTGAAGAAGATACGACAGTGTCTATTGTAATAGATGGGACATCTAGTTCTGAGCATGTATTTTCCACACAGGAAAAAAGAGCCTGGTGTTCGGGTGAATAAAAATCACCCTTATTGATAAACATGTTGGCGAAAAAATAGCTCGACGAACCTTTTTTTAATAGGTGTCCAAGAATTACTTTTTCACTATAGTTATCAGAAAACTTTTCCATTATGCTCCGTGCGTCCTACATCGATTACATCTTATTTTAGACGAAGACTCAAGTCTTCCCGCGGGATATTCTTTATTAAAATCAAACTCGGTTTTACAAGATTCGCAAACAACAATATTGGGTTTATATTCTGGTCTAGTCGTTCTTTTTTTGGACTTAGACTGCCTCTTCATGGATTCTGTGTATTCTTTGTTATCAAACTCTGGAAAAGAGAACTCATCAGAGGATATAAAAACCACATCGCCCTCTGATTCTGCGGGCGCTATACTAAAATCTATTGTAGTGGCAGTTTCCGTTTCCTCGGTTGAATCAAGCGGTTCGCTTAAGTCTCTATTAAGGTTGTCCATTTGTCCTTCATACTCGTCCACGTTTCCATATATTAAATCTTGCAGGTGTAGCATATTGTCCATAGCGTTGTCGAATACTTTCTTTAATGTATCGTCTACTTGCATATCAGTCTCCTCTATATTTCTCTCAGGTGGATCTTCTTCGTATATCAATGAGTAGTAATTTTCGATTATACTCATATCGTTATTTATGATAGCGTTTTCTAGTATCTCTTTTTTATTCATTATTGTCATTGTCGTCCAAATCTCCATCATCGATTAGTAATTCTTCTTCGTCTTCTATGATGAAGTCATCGTCATCGAGTTCTACTATAGTTGTTTCTTCTAATCTCATATTTGTTTTCCAAATGCTAAATTCTTTACACACGATGAAAGAAAGTCAATTTTCCTATCAACATCTTCTATGGAAGATAGTTGTGTTTCGCACAGAGACTTTGTTTCCTCTAGTTCTTTTGCAACAGGATCGTTTCTTTTTATGATAAGGCCTTTTTCTGCTAGACCATAACCGTTTGTGTTAGGGAGTTCCCTTCCTATTATGCTGTTAATGTTAGCGTTACACCAAGATATGTTAGATTTTAGTCTGTTAATTTCACTCTTGACATAAAGGCCATATTGCGCAAGCCTAATAGCATCTATTGAAAGTTGCTCCTTACTTGCTGCCTTCATATAATCACGCCCCATTGTCAGCAAGGTTTCTACTTCGCTGGGTATTTGTAAAGAAGAAAGCTTGAGAGCCTCTTTAAAATCAATCATCTTTTTTCTGATATCATTTTTGTCCATCTTATTTAAACCTATTTATGGCATCCTCTTCTGAGTCTATGTAAACCAAATCTATTTCATTCAGTTGACAGAAAAATTCTTTTTCCTCATCTCTCTTCAACTGATCGTCAAAAGATGATTTTGTTTTATGAAAGAACGGCGTAAAGATTTTGTGCTGTTTGCCCTGCACCTCTACCGCCAGCTTTCTCATAGGCAAAAAAAAGTCCAACGACAATCGTGACCTAGGTAGAGTTACATCTTCTAGAATGGGGTCTAATGGATATTTGCTTTTGATAATTTGCCCAACCTTATATTGCAAGTTTGATCTACAGGCGGCTTCAGTTTTAACGGGCCATTTACTTTCTCTTGTGTCCCAAGCTTCCCAGTCTCTAGTTTTAGCGTTTTGAACTCTCATTATTTGGAAACTATTGTCATAGACCTTATGTTTGAATAAAGACTGTTGTATAATTCTTTATCTTTTCTTAGCTCGTCTATCATAGCGAACTGGCCTTGGCATTTAATATCTGTGCCATCAATAGAATACCACGCGCCAGATCTTTGAATAAGGCCCATCTCACATGCCACGTTAAATAGATCCATGTGTTCGTCTATTCCTCTTCCGTAGATAATAGGAATAGATACTGAGCTTCCGGGTGCGCCAAGCGCAGATGACAATACATTAAAGTGAGCCACCTGACCAATCGAGTTATTATTTTTATCAGATATATCTTGTTTCCAAGGAGCTTCAAGCCAAACGGAAGCGCCGTACTGGGCAGCGTTACCGCCAACGGTTGCGCTTTTCTTTCCTGGACCGGGGTTTGGGTTGGCTATCATGTGCGTAAGGGCAATAAAAGTTGATTGTGTTACAGAGAGTATTTGGCTAGTTCTTCTAAACATCTTATACATCAAGGACGGAACACCAGCCATTCGTATGGAATCGCCTATGTTGGATTGAAGTTCCGCCTCAGGGCAAAGCGCGGCAACGGAGTCCAGTATACACACGCACTTGTTGTGATCCTTAAGGGTTTGATAAATCAAGTTAAGGTAATCTTCTGCGGTTAAAATTTTAAGCTGATTGGATTTTATGATGTCAAAATTTTCCTTGTTTATTTCAGGAAAACAATCAATGAGTTCTGACCTAAGCCTTCCTTCAACGTCAAAGAAGAAGGCCTTTTTTTCTGGATAAAGTCTATGGCATTGTTGTACATAATGTAGAGCCAGTGTTGTTTTTCCAACCTTGGGTTTACCACTAAGCAAAACGTTTATTCCTTCTGGTATACCGCCGGATAAAGCTATATCGGCAGATAAACATGTGGGTATAATTTCACCCTGCGTTTCTAAGAGGGCCGTAGAGGAGATAAGAAAATCTTCTAGGGATAGGTTGGCTGCTTTTGTTGGCATCTATAGTAGTCCGCTTAGATTAGATTGTTGAGAAGGGCGGTTTTGTTTTTTTATAACCAGCTTCTTGTCGTTGCTTTTATTTCTCATTACGGCTTCTTCCTTTTTATATTTAAGTTCTAGATTAAACAGGTTGTATATGACGGTTTTTTGCTTGTCAAGAGGAAGGTATCTTAATGTTATAATTCCTCTATCTTTAATATAGGAGATTATCGTTTTTGCCGAGAAGCATTTTAAAAGATTTTTTACATACGATATCTCCACTATGTAATCTTTTTGTAGCTGCTTGAATTCCGGGTGTTCGTTTGCTATATCCTTTTTCCAAAAAGCGCATTTAGGTTTTGATGATCCGCTTTTCTTTGTGTGCCACTCTATCTTGTTGTTAATAATAAGCTCTGTGATGTGAGAGGATATTCCAACTTTAAGCTGGGGAACGAATAGGCTCTTATACTCTTTTGTTTCTGTCATCTATATTGTTCTTTAAAATACAAGGGGAGGATAGATCAATGTCTCTTTCCTCACGATTATAGCAAGACATATGTTCATCGTACCACACAATGACCATTTTGTTATCAATCTGCCAACCAATTCCACAGTGATTAGATGTTTCTTCGCCAAGCCAGCCGACGCTTTTATTAGAGAAGAATATGTGGGGAGAATATTCTCTCTCGATATTTGCTCCATTAAAAGAGGTGTCTCCAGTAATATTGTGTTTAGAAAATAAATGGAGCCTTTTCACACAAAGGCCCCCGTTTTCTATTTCTATTCTTGCCCTAGCCCATTCGGTTTCGCCTTCAGAATGGCGGCAATCAAACCACCTTTCACCGTTGCTAAACTCTAAACACCAAGACAGTTGTTGAGTTCTGTCAATGGTTTTGTTCATTAGTTTATGCCAACGCCCTTTTGTGAATCAGATTTCTCAGATTGACTCCTGGTTCTAATAAATGATTTTTGTTCCATTTCGCTGACTTCCGCACCACTACTAGTGACGCGGCCGCTTAGTGGAGTTCCTTCAAATTCAGACTCGACCGTCTTGTTGTGTACTTCTTGGGTCATTGCCACAATAATCTTGTCCATTATTCTAGAAAGAGACTCTGTGTCGTCTGTTTCTTTAGCGAGAATACTTTCTAGTTGCTTGCTTAATTTTTTAATCTTGGCGATTGTAATACGTTTTTTTCTAGCCATTATCTTTTCCTTAATGCTTCTACTTGATTCAGTAGATAAGTGTTCCTGGTCTTTAAAAACTCTACATACTGTTCGAACAAGTTTTTATCAACTTCCTCATATTTAAATAACATCTCTTTGCCTCTGTGCCTGCTATCAGCTGTTGCCAAGTCATCAACGATTGGGTTATACGATATGGGAGGCCTTCCGCCCACCTTAATATAATACCTATTACCTGCAGAAAACTTAACAGTTTTAGCCGCAGACGAAAATTCTTCAAGAGTGCTTTCTCCCTTACTGTTATATAGTGTTGTTTCTAATTCGTTAACTTCCAAAGTTTCTTCTACGCTGGATACCATCTTTTGTAGGGCCTCTGTCTTTTCTTCTAAATCTGTCATTTTGACTCCTCAATATGTAGTGTTATTTTTACAGAATCTCCATTCTCTTCAACATCTATGTCATTGATAATAGTAGAGCGATCATCTTCTTCTATAGGGCCGTACGACAAAAGGCCTTTAATGGTGTAATCACCAGAACCGCCTTCCTCCCACTCTGCCTTTACGCTATGTGTTAGATCTTCGTTATCATCATTACATCTAGCAATAATATTAGCCATAGACTTACCTGTTTTATTACACACAAGGGTATAAATCGTAGCTTTAAATCCTGATTCTTCAACATCTTTAACTTTAATAGACATTATTTTTCTCCTGTCATTATGTATCTTTCCTGTTGAGCGGGTGTCATAGATGAAACCTCGTTCATTTTATCAAATTTTTTCTTTCTTTTTTTCTTCATGGACTCGTAATCAAGATTCTTTTTGTCCAACGTTCCTTCTTCAACCATTCTTTCTGTGTTCTTATCAGCCAATTCTCCTATGGTTTTCGGCTTATTAGAATCAACCGATGTATAAATGTTTGAATAGTCCCTAATTATTCCGCCAACAAATGAACAGCTTGGACATTGTGACGGATCGTGTTCGTCCATTTTTTTGAATACTTCAAAGTGATGATTGCATTCCTTACAGTAATAGTCATACATAGGCATATCTTAGTTATATACGCATTGGTATTATATATTTATTATAGTTAGGTATAGCAGAAATATCGAAAGTTTTTTGCTGTAAGTACTTAGAATTTTTTCTTGTCAAAAATCCACTGCAAACAGCTTCTTCGCATAGAGCTATAGAATAGAGGGTCTTTGCGTCTTCAATGTCGCTTTTTGGTATTTCCTGTGGGTATTTAATTGGAAAATCCACCACCCCGCCGTTATATTTATGTAACATCACCGCGTCAAAACATGCTTCTTTTTTAACGGTGCTAGGTTTGTCTTTTAGACCCATCATAAGATCCAGTTCTTTTGAAGAATAAATCATTCCATACATAGAAAGTAGATTGTTCCTATTAATTTCTACATAATTGTTAGACATTTTGTCGCCCGATATATTATACACCTGTACTCCCAAACCCCCCAGATCTAGTTTTGGGGTCAGTTAATTGTTCACATATGGTGATATCACATTTTTCAAACTTAGATATAACGAGCTGTGCAATTCTGTCACCAAACCCAATGTGAAAATCTTCAACACCTAGGTTCATTAAGATTACCCCAACCTCATTGCGATAATCGCTGTCTATGGTACCCGGAGAGTTCAAAACAGTAACACCTTGGTTTAACGCAAGGCCGCTTCTCGGTCTAATTTGACCCTCATACCCCTCTGGTATCTCTATTAAAAGACCGGTTTTAACAAGCACTATATGTCCGATTGGAACAATAGTATTTTCTGCGCTTCTTAAGTCTACTCCAGAAGAACCCTCTGTAGCATAGCCAATGTCTGGTAAATACTCGTCTAGCTTTTTAATTTTTAATTCTATCATATTATTCCTGTTCTAATGAACTTACCGCAGATGAAGATCTTTTCCAATCCCAATCGGATCGTATAACTTTATTTTTCTCCCATACCGCTTTCAGTAAGTCTGGCGATAGGCCCTCTGCCTCCATGGTTTTTATCATAGCGTTGATATCTTTTGGAAAACACGTACCACCAAAACCGTACTCTCCATCGTGTCCTGGAACGTCATAGTGAGACTGTCCAATTCTTCCGTCTGAAATAACGCCTTGTAAAACCTTGTCCCAATCCATTCCCATAGAATCACATAACATTTTAATTTCATTAAAGAAGATTATCTTGGTTGCAAAAAAACAATTAGACGAATACTTGATCATCTCCGACTCGTCCGATGTGGTCATGTACACAGGCGTTCCTGGAAATCTTTCTTCGAATAGTTTTTGGACCATTTGTGAATAGGGTTTTTCTCCCCCCACAATGTTGCGTGAGGCGCATATAAAATCTATCCTTGAGTTTTTTGCTGTAAGAAATTCTGGACAATGAACAATGTTGGGAAGGTTGAACTGGTCTCTAAATCTTCTTGTGGTACCTATTGGAACTGTTGATTTGATTATAAATACTTGATCTTTATTAAAACTTAGGCCACTGAAAAACTCTTCAATAATAGAAAGGTTTGCTTCTCCTCCTTCTGCGGAAACCATGGGTGTGGGAAGACATATAAATACATACCTGCATTTTAAAACTTCTTCTAGTGTATGAAGTGACTTCATGGGATTAGAATCGTACACTAATACATTTTTGAAGGTATTAAATCCCTGTACAATTGCCCCTCCAACAAATCCGTTGCCTATTACTCCTATTTCATGTTTTCCAGTATCCATAAATTCCTTTGTTGATTTCATAAAGACCCATACATCTTCTTGTATTTTTTCATTTCTTCGGGGTAAAAGTTAGGAGTATAGAATACGGGTTCTAGTTCTAAAGGACTCACGTTCCTAAAAAAGCCTGTTTGTTGAAGGTCTTTTCTTCGCTTAGGGCAAGAGAAGTCAACAGCCTTACCAGATTGGTCTTCTACAAATTTTTTTATACCCCATTTCTTAAAGAAATAAGCACTGCTTCTGTCCCGACTTTCTTGGCGTCTGGAACTCTGTGAACGAAGATGTCTAACCGGGTGCTTGTCAAATCTATATGATGGTATTTCCTCTCGCTCCATTCTAAATCTATAATCCTCATCCTCCCAAGAATGAGAACAGTTTTCATCAAACCAGCCCAAGGCTGGTATTAAAGATTTGTCTATACTGAACCCGCTCCAGCTTTCAGTGGTATGCACTATTGGGTAACCCTCTTTGTGCTTTTGTACCACCTTGGATAAAACGTCTGGATCTTTAAATACTATATCGTCGTTAAGAATGAAGACATATCTGGTATTGCTCATTAGCATAGAATAATTCCAACATTGTGACAAGCTTCTGAACTCGCTAAACTTTAATATGTCAGCATGACGAAATTCGCTTATATCCAAAAGTGAATCGTGTTGACGGGGATCATATGGATTAAAAATTAACAACACGTTTTTTACTATTGGGCTTAACTCTAGCATGGAGGATATGGCATTGTATATTTCCCAGCGCCTGTTAGGGCAAATGGTAAAACATATAGTGATTTCATCTGATGGATTCATTGTTTTTCAACCTCTGATTTTGGCAGAGGGGCCTCGTAGTATATTTCAAGGCCAAGAGCTTTCGACACAGCCCACTCTGCCTTGGCTCCCCTGCTGGTCTCCCACCCGCTCATCATATATATAGCGGTACACTTATTGCATATAGCCATTATGTCTCTTCTTAGCGCGTCTCTCATAAATTCACGATCTTCATACGAAGTTGCTGGGTCAAATTCTTTTGGGTCTGCGTCTGGAAAACCCTCAATCTTATCCATTTCCGCCGGGTTTACTACGACCCACCCTTGTTGCCTAAGGATATCTGCCTGCCTATCAAAAGCGGGATAGTTATAGTCCTCATGCCCTCGCATAGGGCCAGCTACATATACGGTAGGAATTCTAATGTTGACCACGTATTAGATTATAGTAACCTCCGTGTATTATATAATAGTTAATTGGAGACTTTTTTGGCAATGGCTTGGTTAAAAGGCATATTAAATGAAATTTTACATGGGGGTCCGTCTCCACATCCTGGTACAGAGGTTGGTCCTCAACCCGGCTTATGTAATATTAGTCCGTGTCCGGCTGTCCCTGGAGGGACAGCGATAGTGGTTGAGGTGCCTTGCGATGTTAAGGAATGTCTGGAGAGTGAACTGGCAGCACATCCGGACTTTTGTACTTTTCTAAACATGATAATAGATTATCTGGCTTTGGCAGAAGGGCTTAGGGCTGAGTTGGAAGAGCTTCAGACTGAGAAAGAAAATATAAACATTATTATAGAAGCGCTTCAGGCTGAGATAGACAATATAAACAATACTATAGACGCAATTCAGACGGTCATAGCAGAACTTGGTTGTGATGAGTTTTATCTTGGAAGCGAGGGCGATGAGCCAGTGTTTGGAGAAGAAGTAGATCCCATATGCGTTTCTTATTATAGGGCGCTGTTAAAGCTAATGAGGGAGAAGGCCGAAAAGCAGGGCTACATAGATCAATTAAAGTTGAAGAGGGCTGAAATACTGGAAGATATGGCTCTATTACAAGAAGTTTTAAATACGATTGAAGACATTTTAATTCAAATGCAACAAACTTATTCAGATCAAATTCATGAAGCGGCTAGTGAATGTCGTGAGAATCAAAAACCGGGCGATCAGGATACCAAGACTGTTGTTACCTGATTGGGCAAACTCCGCCTTCACACTCAATATCGCTTAGTATTTCGCCGGACTCTATATACGACATCGGATTGATTTTATTTATCATCTTTTCGTATTGGTCTTTAGTTATTTCCTCATAAGGAGCTTGCCTAAAACCATGCTCTCTGTGTAGAAGAAAGCTAACTGTTTTAAGAGACTTCTCGTAATTCTTTTCCATCCACTCTTTTATTTCATCAAGCTCTTCCGTATGATAGTACACGGTAACCGATACTGAATTGTCAGACCACAACCTCTGCATTTTCTTTACAAGATTAAGTTGTTTTACAGCACTCATATCCTTAGCTAGTATTGTATCCTTGCCAACAGTGCAAGGAAATTCTATAACCACTGTACTCCTGTCCTCTGTGCCATCAAAACGTTTTACATATTCTACAGGGTAGCCCGCGTCTTTGCATGAGGATACTAAGTTGTCGTCACTAGACATTCTGATACGACGAATATAATACTCAGAGTATGCGGGGTGAACCCCTGGGGTACTGCCAGACAAAAGCGATAGCGTGCCGGACGGTTTGACAGTGGTTAGCCTGATGCTGGATGGATGCCCATTTTTCTTTGACCATTCCTTATCAAAATCCCTTAAGTGTTTATAACACTCATCAAGCCACTCTGTTTTATCAAGAGACTGACATATCCCAGTGACCCCAACACCTATTCTCATGTTCTTGTGAACAACCTCTTCTGTGTTTTTGTGAATAAACGGAAGGTTGCATATTGCTTTTTGTGTCTTATAGAGGAGGATGGCGCACTCTTTAAATTCTTCTATAGAGTCTATGTTGTTTAAATATATTTCTGATAGATTGCAACACTCGTAAGATTCTAATAGAATTTCTGCACAGGGGTTTACTATTTCACATCGGTCTTTTTTCTTGTCGCCAAGCCTTCCGTATTTTTGAGCAAGAGGAAGATTAAAGAATCCGTATGGTTCTCCTGACCCATCATAGCCCTTCCAAATAGTTTCACTGATATGATCAAATGAATCAGCATATATACTGTTGTTGGACATGGCTCTCCAGTTAGGTATATTACCAAGGTCCCATCTCTTTGCACGAAGATATAGGTAGTCGTCGGGGTCTCCAACGGCTATCTCAGCAGACCTTCTTACGTTACCCGCTACAACAACAGAGCCTATTATATTACAGATGTCCAGAACATCAATAGAACGAAGCTTCTTGCTATCTCTGGACTTCATAACCTCACAGATGTTTTCAATCCCATCAATAAGAATTCCTGGACCACTAGCTTTGCCCCCAAACCCCCTGATAATCTCACCCTTAGACCTAACGAGGGTAGTAGAATACGTAAAAGAGTCACCTGTGTAGAAGTAAGACTTTAAAACTTTCTTTAGAAGTTTAACCCAACCCTTTCTAGAGTCTGGTACTATAAAATCAGCATCATTAGTTTTTTCATGCTCTACTTTTACTTCTTCTTTTATCCTAGGTAGCTCGTGTATATCCTCTTTTCTTATTGAAAAACCAACCCCTCCGCCCAACATAAGGTTTTCGAATATGAAACAAAAGTCATCGATATCACGAATGCACACAGCCCAACAATTGAGAAGAGAGTTTCCACCAAATCTATCGACGGTCGATGTCCCCAATTGCCAGAGCATTCTTCCAGCAAAGTTACACTTTAAATTAAATACATAGTCGTAAAGTTTTTGGGCTTCTCTCTTAGAATATTTAGCACCTATTTTTTGCGCACCGTTTATACATCGGGCTACGGTTTCCCACCAATCTTCGCTAGTCCCATCGTCTTTAATGCGGGAGTAGGTTCTCTTGTATACAATTTCACCAAGCCCATTATATCCCCAATTGGGTCTCTTGGTTTTATAGGGGTCAAGAAAATCCTCTGTTAAAATATCGCTGGTATATTCCATTATTAATATAGATTATCACCAGTCCAAAGTGGGTGCTTTGTTTTGTGTTTAGCGTGATGTAATAAAGTGTGTTCACACCATTGTGACACCCCCATTTTACTACCACGGGCGGCTTCTTTAATAAGTTCTAGCTCTTCATCGTGAACCCATACAGTTAGCTCGGCCTGTCCGTCTAGGTATGACATAGCATATCTCGATAGGGCCATCTCTGATTCTTTGTAAGAGGGGTATGGGCCTACTCTGTTAGCCCAAGTTTCATCCCAAAACCACCAATGCTCATCGTGCTGATGTACCGGATCTCTTTTAATTTTTTCTTGTTCATCCATTTTATATTCCTTTTTAACTTCTTCGTATTGTATTTTAGCCATAGTCTATTTTGTTTTTATAACTATTACTTCTAAATCAAGCCTTCTTGCTATATCTATCATGTGTTTAGTTCCCCTTGATTGTCCGTCCCAAAAAGCTATAAGACTGTCGGCATATTCAGCCATCTGTTCGTTTCTTTTGTAGCCTGCAGACCTTCCATGTTTATCCCATTCTGCGGGCATTCTTTGTAGGGTGATGTTGTTTTCGTTAGCATAGCGTTCGCCAAGTCTGTCTGCTCCCCTCGCTGTGCCTGATACTATTTCTGTAATAGAATCTTTAATATTACTAAGTTCTGTTTCGAGTGTACTGTAATCTGTGAACTCCCTACTGCCCGCTACTATTAGTTTCATTCTTTTCTCCTATTAATTCTGGCCACGAAATAGTGAACAAAGGATTGATTATTTTACCAACTGCGTCAGCATATTGTTGAATTTCCCACTGTGCATTCTTATCAATTCTTTGTTTATAGAACCTTGCATATGCGGCAAGAGAGCCTGTCCAATACCATTCAGTATACATTGCTTGTGGAAGAATAAACCTCGCTTGCTCTGGCGCAACATTTGAAGCAATTAATTCATTGTATACATTGACTGATTGTTTAATTAAATGTTTATATGATTCATATAGTGGGTGGGTGGAAAATCCACCTGATGTTTCTCCGCCATCGTCTATACACTCAAGCCATCCGTCACTTCCCTGTTTAGCGTTTCCGCCTGGACGATGTCTCAGTTTAGGATAGTAAAACTCTGGCTCAAAATCTACATAACGTCGACTAATTTCATTTTCAACAAACCCCTGCTTGTGCTTAAAGAATTGTGTTCGAATTGAAACAGGAGCTTTGATTCTCAAAGTAATTTGCGGATGAGCAAAAGGCGTCCAGTGATTGTGCTTTGCTAGATACCGAATAAGCTTCTCGTCTCTTTCTGCTAGTATGCCGTGGCCGTGTCCATCAATCTCACCCCATTTACTTTGATTATCAAAGGAAACTCTTGCTGCATTTACTACAGTTAAATCGCTTCCCATATAATCAACAAGATCTACATGGCCCTTGTCTAAAACTTTTATTTTATCGCTCATCATATAATCTCTCATATAAATCCAACACGTCGCCGCTGTATCTCTGTGAAGTGTAGAACTCTTCATACACAGACCTGTTTAATTTTCCCAGCCTATTGCAGTCATCTTTAGATTCTGAAAGCCTTGTTGTTTCATTCACTAGTTGGTCGATGTCCCCATCCTCAACCAGCACAAGGTTGTCTTTGTGGTTAAGTTCTGGTATAGCAGAGTTATCGTAAGATATAACGGAGAGTCCTCTTTCCATTCCTTCTAGGATAGAGAAGCAGAAGGCCTCGTTTGTAGTAGGATAATGAAGTACATCAATTCGTTCATATATAGATTCTCTCATCTCGTCGCTCATGTTAAGATATATCTCTACATTCTCAAGTTTATTATCACGAATAAAGTTAACTATTTCACGGTAGTAATTTTTGTCCTGAACCTCCCCTCCTATAAGGAAGGTGTTGTCTCTTAATTTTAAGGCACACTGAAGGGTGTCCAGTATTTTTTTAGAAGAGCAGAATGCCGTAACCCTACCAAAAACAATATGCTCCTTCTCAATGGGCGTGTAGTTATATTCTATGGGACATGTTGAGCCATACCTAATGACAGAACTATTAATGTTTTGGATATTAGACAAACTTAAATCCCTGTTATATTCAGAAGGAAATATAAGGTGGTCAAAAGTAAGTGGGTCGAACCCTATCTCTTGTCCACAAAGCACCGTGCAAACTTTAACAAGGTTTTCTGGTAGGTCCTTAAAATACGATGGGCTTTCGTGTCCAGGAATATAAACATGAATAACATCTGGCTTAAAGTACTTTATGAGTTCGTGTATTCTATCGCCGTAATCAAACGGTCCTATCGTATCAAAAAGGTGCGACTGGCCTATGTCCATAAACTTGTATCGATAAGACCCGTTGACGCATCCGATAAATTGTTGATTGTGTTCACGTAGGTTATATGCTATTTCATGGCACGCTTTAGCAGAACCGCCTGGATTATAGAAGTTTGGTACGTGTAGTATGTCCATTAAGAAAAATTATCCTTAATCATTTGGAGGAATGAGTTCTTGGAATCGCTGTAAAAGGAGGGGTCCGATAAATCTTTGCCATAGCTTAAAGCTCCCACGTTTTCATTGCCGATTATGTTACATCCACACAATGCCGCTTCAGCAACTGTTCTACCAAACGCTTCTTTACATCTTGGAAAGTGTACAAAATTCTTGGTCCTGTTATAGATTTCCGGAAGCTCGTCGTGGGGAACCCTTCCTAAATAAACTACATCTTTAAGGGTGGTTGATCCATAGCCAGCAACATGAAGACCTTGATCTTTGTATTGGGCTACGACAAGGTCGGTTCCTTTCCAGTGGTTGATGGCTCCTACTGTAAAGTATTCAATGTCTCTATTTGCACCCAGATTATTAAATTTACTAGTATCTATTTCACGAGCATACAAAAAGGAATTCTCTATAGGTTGATTCATAAATCGTTCAAATTCGTCTCGATGAAGGGGACTCGCAAACATTGACACTTTTGCGTTGATTAAAAACTGTCTGGTTAAATTAGACAGGGGATTTATCTCATAAATATCGTCCCCATATGGCTTTGTAGTACACCCTGTATAGGCACATTCTGAGAAAATATAGGGGGTTTTTGAGTTTAGAAGAGAAGATTGGTCATCAATAGAAAACCAATAAGAACCTATTGGATCATTGAAGATATCATGGTAGACATTAAAGGCGGACTCATTGGGGTCTTTAAACTCGACTCGAGGCGTGCATATAGATACGGAGAACCCAAGGCTCTCTATATTGTTTATAATATTAAGTGCTGTTTGAGGACCGCCGCTAGTGCCATCGTTTCCTGTGGGATCTATTATTGTATAAAAAACTACCCGTACATTGTTCATACAGTATTATAGTGTATAAGCCTACAGAAGATTTATAAGGCATTAATTTTAATCATGAAAGAAATAAAAGATTTATATAGAGTAATGGCGTCTCTTTTCACAACCTCTCAAGGTGGTAGCTCATCTGATTGGTGTGCGATTGACTGTGATTTAAGTGGCTTCGGTAGTGTTCAATTATCGTGTACCCCAACGTTTCCTTCGTATGACCCTGATTCAGGGGACAATGTATGCGATCACTGTGAGGCGTGTAATGATTTTTATGATCAGGAACTTGATCCTTTTTGTAAAATTCCAGTCTTAGACGGTGATGGTAACCCAACAGGGGACTACACACACCTTTCGTTAAATGATATTATAGAGAAGCTCAAGGAGAGGGGTGCGTGTACGGCATGCGTACCCTCGAAACAGGAAGAGCCAAATGCCTATACGAGAAAAAGATTACTAAACGAGTGCCTCACAAGTCTTGCTGAAGCGATCATATTTATGTGTCAATACACTGACTCACCTGTTGGTGAACATATGTATTGTTATGAGGATTGCATGGAATGTAAAGGCGCTTGTTGTAAACCTAATAGCCCCTTCTCGGGTTCAGGCTACTCGTGCCACCAATCGACACAAGTAAATTGTGAATCAGGTATGGAAGGTTCTATCTTTAAGGGTTTAGAAGTACCCTGCGAACTTGATACTTGCGATCACGATGAGGATGAAGGATGTTGTTGTCGGGAGGATGGCACCACCACACACGGGACTCGGGCCGAGTGCGATGGTGAAGGTGATAGTTTTATACAATATGCTACGTGTTTTGAGCCAGGTCTTTGTGCTGATGTTGATGTACCGGAAAGCAAAGAAGGATATTGTTGCATACGGAACTTTCCAAATGCTGGTGATCACACCTGCGCTACACACTTAAAAACCAAAATTAAATGTGAAGCTCATGAAGCTGGGGTGTGGTTATCTGGCCCACCGTGTCAAGGTTATGGCGACGAAAGGTGTCAAGGGCCACAGCCACCTAAAGGTCCTGGAGGACCTGGCGGTTATCAACATCAAGTTTAATCATGAAAGAAATAAATAATCTATATACTACTATAGCATCTCTTTTCACAACCTCTCAGGGTGGTGACGACGATAAAGATAGGTGTAAAAAGAAAAGGAAAAGATGTATGCTTGATAATCCTCGGATCTCGACGAGAGAGCAGGATTTATGTATTTCAGATGCGGTACAAGAAGCCTTTGAAAATGCTCCTCATGCAGACCCGTTAGAGATTATGTGTGAAGCTGCAAAGGTAGCATGCATTTGTGAACAGGAACATCAAAGAAGGGTGTGTGAAAGGAATGTGGATATTGGAGCTTGTATGGAAGGCGTGGGAGACGGTTCACCTGATGATGCCCCCTGCTATCCACCACATGGGACGCCCACAAATTGTAATGGACCCTTCGGACTTAGTCCTCTTTCTTGGTGTTCTTCCTTCTGCACTTTCTGCCCGTCTGCAAAGAAAATCGATATATGTGAAGGCGCAACACAACCTACTACATCCCCTGATGATCCAAACTTCTGGGCTTGTGAACTACTTATTTGGATGATAAGTCAATGGGAGAAAGCGAACTGTATAGAACTTAAAGGCTGTTTTAGAGGTCCATTTGCTGCAGAGTACTGGAACTGTAAACGTGGAGCAGGCGCGTGCGTAGAATGTGATTGTAAGAAAGATTTGGCTGACAATCTAAAGGCACTTGCCTATTTTCTAAGAAGGATGAAGAGAAATCTTGAATGCTTTTTTGCTGGCAGCAACGAAGATCTTCTTAGTTTCAGTGCGTGGTGTTTTACATTTGATGTAGACGAATGCAAAGAAGGACTTGACTGCCCTGTAGATAACGGCATACAAGAGGTTGACATTAAAGATTCGGTAGATGTGGACCAAAAGGGAATGAAAGTGGTAGTATAAAAAGACTACTATAAAACTTCCACAATTTTATAGTCAGTAACAGGGCGACCTCTTTGCCAAGAGTGTGTATTTACTGCTTCTATTGCCCCATCCTCGGTACTATGGGTCTCCACAATCTTCTCTATTAGAATAGAACCCCATACCGAATCTAGTTCATATACAATCCAATAACTTTCTTTATGAGACATGGTTTTTAAGATCATCAAGAATATGGTGAGACGGATTAAGTTCTTCTTGAGTAAGAGCATATCCATTTCCGTGTCCAAGATTCATGATGTTTTCTTCCTTTAATAATTGATAGTTCCAGGCCCACCCAACAAACGAATAGGTTGGGAATTCTCCTATCATAAGGGCATATAAGTCAGCGTCCTCCATAGTTTTAGAGGTTCTGGCTAAAAGCCTTCCTGTCTTGTATTTAGTAGCCTTGACATCAACCTTCCAGTAGTCGTCTGTAATAAGACAATCGTATCCACCTTTTCTTGCCCCAACCGTTAGGTCAGGAAACAAATTAAACAATTTACAGAAGGCAAACTCACTACCTATTCCTTCAAGGTCGGTTAGGTGATTGCTTTGTGGGCCTATCTTAGCATTAGTTACGCCAGCTTTTCTTGCTGCGTTATAGCGACGTTTAGCTAGTGACTCTGCTATATCCTGCTCAGTCTTGTCAAGAGTTACTTCGAAACATTTTATCTTATCCATATAGGAAGTATAGAAAAAACAAGGAGCCTTTTAAAGACTCCCTGTTTAATATTCTAAAATATCGGGTTAATTATTGGTTGCTGTTACTAAAACAACCCTCCATCATAAATATTTTCTTTTGTAGATGGACCTCTAGTATATACCCATGCTGAGGTGTCTCTGCTTGCGGTACCTCCGCCGTCACCGTCAATGAAAGTCGTAGTTGCGATGGCTGATATAGGTCCGTAGTTAGTGCCATGAACATCACCAGCAATTCTTCCGTCAATCAAAGGAAGTGTGCCAGAAGCAGCATAGTTAGTATCTGAGTAACTAAGAATACCTCTGTTGTTAAGGTGCGAGGCTGCGGCACCCGCTGGGACATCGACTCTAGTAGAGTATAATTTGCTATCGCCACCAGCTTCTACAGAAGTAGGATTACCACGAGGGGGTCCCATGTGTTCAGTATCACGCGAAGTGTAAGTAGTTGATAAATTTGCCTGTGCGCCTAGTAGTGCCATTTTAAATCTCCATTAATCATATAGATTTTCTAATGG